ATGTCTAGTACGTTCTTGCTTTAATAACTGTGCTGTAGATTCTGGTATATTTTTCCAGTCTACTTTACGGTAATTCTTTTTAGCTCCTACCATTTTATACCATTCTGGTTGCCATGTCAAGCCCAATGCCTTTGCATATCGAACAATTTGACTTCTATCGTTAAATCCAGAATCCCCAAACCATCCTCGTTCTCGATTCTGTGGATCGAGGTATTGATAACCACTCCCAAACTTCTGTCCTAGATATATAAAATTACAAGCTTGGTAAATAGTACCTAGTTCTTTGGCTTCAGGATCACTATAAGCAGTAAAGTATCGAAAGTCGGTATGTTTTACCATCCATTTAATAGACTGCATGATTATCCATGATCCTAAATTCTTTGGAGACCATGATATACAAGCTCCTCTAGCAATTAATTTTTCTAAACCCTTACTTTCAGACCCTAATAAATTAGAAAATGAGTTAGGAGTCGCCATAACCACCACCCCTGCTAAAAGATTTGAATCTTTCAATCGAGCCACAAACCTATCTGTTACCCATACAGGCATCTTACCAAGCCATTCATGACGTTCAATAAATTCTCTTACCTCACGACAACCCTCTTTATCATGTTTAGGAATATAATCAAATTCAAAATCTTCAATAGATAACGAATTAACATATTCTTCGGATAAATTAGCTAGTTGTAAATCCTCTGCTTTATTCTGGAGTCGAATTTCATATTGCCAACTATGTTCTTTATCATAATCACTAAATCGTTGATGTGCTTTTAAGACCAATCTATTGCCCACTCTATGATATCTTCCTCTTCTTCTATGTGTGGTAGGTCATTAGATACTGGTGTAAAATCTTTCTTTGTCGCCCAAGAGGGAGAACATATCTCAACATCTACTTCTAATGGAATACCTAAAGAATTCTCCTGTAATAACGTTTGAATATTAGGTGTTACGTCATTTAGTTCTGTATTATGTATCTCACAAATAATTTCATCATGTACCTGTACTAAAATTTCACTTTTCTTATCCTGTAGGTATTTATGTACTTCAATCATTCGTTCACTCAATATATCAGCACTTGTACCTTGAACAAGATAATTTACACCTTTATAAGCTAAATCTTTCGGTACAATATATAATCGCCCAAATCTATTCTTAATCCACCCTCGACTACTTACAATTCGTACAACCTTCTCAAAGAATTCTCGTGAGCCTTTCAAACCTTTAAAATATCGTTTCTTATATTCAGAAGCCTGTTGCATAGAGACACCTAGTTGGATACCTAACTTTCTTGCTCCAATTCCATATATAGTTCCAAATGTAATTGCTTTTGCCATTTGTCTGTAATACTTATATTCTGAATCTCCTTCTTTTACTCCGAAAGCCAGAGTTGCCGCTTCCCCATGAAAGTCTACATTTTCCTTTTTCAATAATTTATCTATTTCCTTATTACGAAAATAATCTAAAAAGACCCGTACCTCCATCTGAGAATAATCAAAACTAACTAAAGTGTGATCGGGGCGAGGTATAAATAATCTACGTATAGATATCTGTGTTTCTTCTTGTTCATTATAAGATTCATCTCCAATAAAACCCCAAGTATCGATAACATCATCAGATAATGCGTCATTAAACGAGCCTCCTTTAGCCGATACCGCCGCTGAAATACGCCCACGTACTATATCCCTATCTTCGGCTGTAAGAGGATCGTCAGATAACTTAAAATGTGTTCGAGGCAAATTTTGTAAATTAGGGGTTCTGGAAGAAAGTCTACCTGTTAAAGTTCCCCAATTACAAAATGTAGTATGAACATTATCCATATCGAAATAAGGTTCAAGATATGTAGTTCGTAATTTATCTAAAGTTCGATATTGTCTCATATATCCTGCAACTGGATGATTAATTTGGGCTAATGCTTCTTCTCCCCATGAATCATTACCTTTAACTGTCTTAACAGTCGATTCAATACCTAAGGATTTCAAAGCTTCTCCAACTTGCATAGGACTTGTAATTAAAAATTCGTATCCTACGGTCTTAAAAATACGATCTTTTATCTGTTCTTGTCGTTGTAAAATTTTACCTGCTGCTTCTCTTGCATAATTATTATCTACAGGTAATCCTCTTTTTTCCATGTCATATAATACATGAGTTAGTTCTTGTTCTAATTCAAAAACTTTCTTTTGTTTTGTTCTAGATAATTTTCTAAGACTATCTTTATGTAATTTGACCGTGTATTCAACATCTTTTTCACAATAAGGCCCTAAAATAGTTGCAGGAGCTTGGGAAAAATCATTATGCCATTTATTCTTACGTAATAATTTCTTAGTTGAGATGTCATATTCAGCCGCTTCTTCCCCATAATTACGCTTAATTGTGGCTGTTAAGGAAAATTCTCTTACGTCAGAGGGCTCTGTAAGCCGTACTAGGACTATAACATCAATAAGTTTTTTATCGTCTACTCTAAGTCCCTCATTTTCTAAGAAATGTAAATCAAATTTTATATTATATCCAATTAGAATCTCACATTTGTTCATCGCTTCTAATAAGCGAAACAATTGAGGTGGGTGTAAATTCGTAGAATCTTCCGAAGGAAAATGCCTAAAGGGAAAATAGAAAGTTTTAGGTTCCCATCCAACTCCTACCCCAATACCACAAATTTGATTTGTATCATACCAGTTAAAACCATTAGTTTCTACATCAACTGTCCATGCAGGATACTCTTGAATATACTCAAGAGCCTCATCATATGTATCTGGTGTTACTAACATAATTCTGTAAACTTCTATGGGGGATTTACCCCCCATAGAGAATACTTAGACAATAATTACTTGAATAAGTCTTCGGTGAAGTCTCCTGTAGCTAGAGATACCCCTTCACTTGATTGTGTAGGTTCTACAACTTGACCATAACGATCTTTGTAGTAAGCTTTAATTTCTACAAGATCAGAAACTGCCTCTAATTTATCTGCTGGAACTTCTGTCTTTCGAGCAGTTGCTGTAAGGGTGTATGAAGTATCGTACATACCTGTACCTGTACGCTTTACACGTATTACTCCTTTATTTAATGACCCCCAATCGTTGTAGATATCTACAAGTTGATTCCAAACGTAGTTACTACGACCAAATCCTAATGGGATTACTCTAAAATCATTAATATGTTGTACAAACATCTTCTTCCCTTGAGGCCCTTCTATCTCATCCCAATCATCAAATCTCTTCTCTGTATGCATAATATCATGGACATAAGCCCAAAATGCAAACTTATGAGAAGCACGGACATTATCTGGAACATCCGAAGCATCCACATCATCAGCCTTCAGTAAGTTAATCCATCGATTACCTGACCGATAAGTGTATAGATAAACCTCATCTAATAAGAGGTCATTTTCATTCCCCGACGCAACTGGGGTTAGAAATGCCTGATCACCATCTTTAAAAAAGATTTCTTGACCAGAGGATTGATCTGATTGCGGACTAGTTCGCTCATCAACCCTGTTTTGTATAGCGGAAATACCACCCATATTTTACTCCTTCAGCTTTTACCAAAAAGCTCTATTTTCAATTACTTGTTTAAGTAATGCTTGTTGACGTATCTCTTGTACGTCTTTTACCTTTTCAGGTAACTCTATCCATGATATCATACATGTGTCTTTCATGCAAGTGTTTATGCGGTTCATTGCTCTTTTTCCTGCCGAATCATTATCTAAACATAAAACTATTTCTTCTGGCTTAAGTGCCTTGAGTCTGTCTTGTTGTTCATATGAAAATGATGCTCCAAGTAAAGCAACACTTGTATAACCATGTTGAGTTAACCACATAGTATCTAATGCTCCCTCTGTAATACAAATAGTTTGTACCGATTTTATTTTAGGCTCTCCGAATAAAATATGTGATTTCTTTAGTCCTTTTGAATAAAGATACTTTGGTGTAGCATTTATCCTACGTTCCATCCATCCAACTAAACGTGAATCTGCGTCATATACAGGGATAATCAAATCTCCATATTCATTCATTCCACAATCCCAAGCTTTTAATGTCTTACGAGAAAAGCCTCGATCAAAAATCCATTCGGGTACAACTCCTCGTTTACTAGGGTATTCAACTTCTTCTAATTTCTCTGTTAATGGGAATTCATCTTCAAAGAAATCGAAGTCAAATTCAACAGCATTGTTTGCAACATTTTGCTGTATACTGGTAATAGATTGTCCTGTTACTTTAGATAAAAATGTTATTAAAGAACCTTGTCCACATCCCGCAAAACATATCCACTTCCCAAGTGTCACATTAATGGAACATGAGGGAAGCTGATCTACGTGAAATGGACAAGAAATATTAAATTGATCGTGTTCTAAAGGAACATCTATTCCAGCATCTAATAATAAATTAGACCAGTTGACCACTTTTATCCTTTAGACTTACGTAGGAACAACACTATGTCGCTTGTGTAACCATTTCGGTCAACTACCTTGCCACGTTTAATGTCGCCAACTGTAATATCAACTTTAGGTTTATTAGGCCCTTTTGAAGTACCTTGTTTTACAACAATAGTATCTTCATTAGCTCTAAACAAATCCAAGAATCCCATTACTCTACTCCTTACTAAAAATTTCCTTCTTCTAAATCGTCATCATCAACGATTGAAAATTCATCATCTTCATAAATTATACCATAATCTACGTCCCAATGCAAGTAATATTCTTCAGATGGTAATACCCCATCTCTATACTTCTGCATTTGAATAAGTCTTTTATCCGTATTATCTTCTATGAGACACATTGCCATAGCTACATCTGCGGCTCTTATTAGGGCATCTCCAAATGCTACTTGATCAGCTCTAGGAGGTTCAAACATATTAGCCGCTTCCCTAGTTGCTTGTGTTGATACCCAAATCGCAGTATTTGTTGCAAGACAAAGATTTTTCATCCCATAAAATAAAGCGTGGGATTGTTCCCACATCGCTTTTTTCCCATCTCCAGAGGAAATTAAATAGATTCCATCTAAAACCACAAAATCTGGTGAGTGTTTTCTCATCAATCGTGCAATACTATTGATAGAAATTGTAGGTTCTCCTTCAATATGGTCACATACTAATAAAGACCTACCATTAAGTTCACGTAGAAATTTTTTATATCCATCTTCATCTATGGGATCACCACTTCGTAAAGCACTATGAGAGAATTTATAGCCCATTTTATTAGCTAATACTACATCTGCTCTAAGACTTATTGCGGCGGTAGGCATTTCCGTAGATATTAATAAGGTTTTATACCCATTCATAACTGCCGTAGCCGCCGCTTCTACACACATCCATGTCTTTCCTACTGTTGGTCTAGCAAACATGGCAATTAATTCTCCGGGTAGCCACCCTACTCCTGTACTATTGAAAGATTTGAAAGGGGTGGGAATTCCCATTAGTCCTTCTCCCATCTTACGTTTTTCTGTACGTGCTTTCCATTCATCAAATCGTTCAGATGTACCATCATTGTAT